ATAGCCTGTCACCACTGTAGTCAGCAGTTTGGACTATGCTAATATCATACCAAAGAGAGGAATAAGAAGTGCTGCACATCATGAAGATAGATGCCATTATCGGCGAAAGAACAAACGCTGAGATAGAAAGAGCCATTAATAAGGCTCAGCTTGTCGGTGACAAACTATGGCATGGAGATCTGAGCAAAGAAGTTATCCTGAGCTACTACGTGGCGCAGACCATAGAGAAGCATTTGGTGGCTGATATCGAGGAGCGTATCAAAGAGTTGGAGGGTGACGGAGATGTACGCAAAGAGTGATACCCGCAGTTCACTGATATCGCAAGCCGTCATCAGAATAGCAACGGATATGGGGATTGAAAGCTATGTCCGAGAGATACGCCACGGCTATTCTATATGTGCCGGCGAATTCGTCATCGTTGACATGGCGGACAATACCAGCGTCAAGATGATAATATCAGCAAATCAAAAGAAAACTGAGAAAATGGAGGAAAAATTATGAAAAAAAAAGACGTAGTCCTTGCCCTCAATGAAGATGTCAAGGCGGTTGACTACCTGACAATGAGAGAGCAGAGAGACAAGCATAACAAGCTCGTTACCCGTCGAAAGCGTGAAGATCGCAGAGAGTGCTTCGCAATGGCCTTGCTGACTATCTTTTTTGCATTCATGATAATAGTAGTAATGCTCGGTCTTGGGCAGGTATGGGAGATGATTTACTGATGTATGATTTCAACAACACAGTCAGACTTAACCGCATAGGTGGTGAATATGTCATCACTGTGGACGGAAAGCCGTTGGAAACGTCACTCAGCTCTAATCAGCGCCGTAATCCTCTTATAGCTGTCAGCAGATATGCGTCAGCAATAGACGAATACCTCAGAGGGAACGTCAAGAAGTATCTTGCTGAAAACGAGCTGAACGTAGTCACGGGCTGTAATGTCTGCATGGAGTGTACAGACTGCAAGTTCTATCACCTCAATGACGCTGAGAGCAACTGCCGCCTAGGTGACAACAATGAGTAAGACAGTATACGTCGATAATACTATCTATCGAAAAGAATCTAAGCAGTTTCCTAACGTCAAGTATCGTTTCAACCTTGCCAACGTCGTGATACATAGTATGTATACCATGTATCTTAAGAGCCGTGGCATACCGAAGACCATAGGGCTTACAGACAAGCAGCGTTTTGATTTTGAAAAACGCATTCAATCTCTTATCGACAATGGGTCTATCGTAGTGACAGAAGTCGAAGCAGGAACGAAAGGAAAATGAAAAATGAGTACCATAGGAATAATGCTGTTATCCATAGCGACGCTTATCGTTGCGGATATCGTGATGTACATAGTACTTGGTGCCATTGAAAAGCACTGGGAGAAAAAGTTTAAGGAGGATAAAGATGACGAGAGATGAAATAATTCTTGCAGCAAAATGCTGCATAGCAGACAACTGTGGAGCTTGTCCGTTTATGAATAGAGGTAATTGCATTACTGATTTTATGAAGAATGTTCTTGAATGCATAAAAAATGAGCCTGTGCTGTCTGCCAACAGTACAAGCTCGGAGGTATCTGTAAAAGAAGATACCGATAACATACACCTTGATGATAGCACAAAAGAGCAGATTTGTCAAGCATACGAAACTGCTGATGAAGCTTGTGCAAATATGCTCACTATCTACGAAGGAATGTCGGAATGTGAGCAGAGAGCCTTTGATATAGGCGAGGTGTACGGAAAAATATACAGCACGAGGGATAAGCTTGAAACTTCCCTAAAGGAGCTCACAAAGGAGGGGGAGAATAAATGCCGGTAATAACAGACGTTGACCTGCTATGCTATAATGCTGAACTTGCAGGCGCCAGAAAGCGACTGAATTACAAATCGCCCCCGCCAAGGCATAACGCAGGCCCATGTATTTTCTATAATAGCATAAGACAAGAATGTATGGCGCTGGTTGAGAAGCCAGCGCAAGAAACTTGCACACGCTGCAAGTTTTTCAAAGACAGAACGGAGGATTATAATGCAGATGAATTCAAATAATCAAAAGCCAACATTTGATTGGAGAAATTTTAAGTATAAGAACATAGCTGTTCACGTCAAGACTCAGGAAGAATACGATAACTTTATGAAAGAATGTAAGGTGCAGGGGCTTACATGGTGCACCGGCAAAGAAGTTGATAAGCTCAATCTTTGGCCGGACTGCGCATATGATACGTGCATAGTACATGACAATAGCGTTTCCGCACAAAGGGGACTGCATTATCAAAGGCTGGGCTACTATAAGAGATGCGGCTACGAGATAGAGGAATTCGCAGATTTCTATTTTCCAAAAGATTACCAGCCGCTTAATTCAAACAGCAATCTTATTCCAGAAGAACAGATAGAATTATTGGAAAAGCCAACAACGCATACCTTGAAGCTGGAAGAATGCTTCTGTGAAGCAGTTGTCACAGGTAAGAAGTGTTTTGAAATTCGTAAAAATGACAGAGGCTTTCAGCCTGGAGACACGATTGAATTCATTCCAGTAAGTAACGGACATCCTGCTATTCATGTGATATCAAACCGCAGATATAGGATAACATATGTCCTAAGTGGTTGGGGGTTGAAGAATGGATATGTTGCATTCGGAATAGAGGAGGTAAAGAGATATGACTAGCTACAGAGAGCAGGCGTTGAAGAAACTCACAAACGAACGAGAGGGCGTTAAGCTTAGCGGTGGAGCATCGGCGAACACAGTGCTGGGTACTATCATTCAGCCTGTCATTGACGCACTTGAAAGCTTCGTCAAGCAGGACGAGGAATTCGCACAGGCGGTCGCTCAGGGTGGCACGCTTCAGAAGTGTTTTGAAGCAGTTTACAAAGCAATTAAGGATAGCAACTTTGCACTATCAGACTTTAAGACTTATGAGACCGCAGCAGGCTTTTTCTTCCCTGGCTGTAAGATACGTTATCACATGGATATAGACCTCTGCGGTAGTGTCAACAAGGAAGCGCCTGAGCAGAAACGCAAGTCGATCACAGTTTCTTTTGATGACCTTTTCTGAGAGGTGATTGAAAGTGTGGATAAACAATAACAAAGAGCAGTCGCTAGTATATAAGCCTATATTCAAAGACTGTCTCACCCATGCCCAGAAAGAAGACGTTGAGGGCTTCCCGCCCCTCAACGTTGACGATTGTGCCGAGATTAATCGTCACTTTACGCCCTATATCTTTTACCGCAGGACTAGCCAAGGGCGCTATACCTGTTTCTGTACGTCCTGCAATCACGAATTTAAGGTCAATAGTAATGATTATGGTGATATATACCACACTGATGATAATATCATCAGGCATAACTATTTGGGTACCTGCCCATGTTGCGGTGTGAAAGCCAAATATAAAGCGGCAGGATATAAGCAAGTTCAATTAAATGAAGTAGTTGATTTCGTCATATATAAAGCCGTTGAAGAAGTGGTATATATATATGCGGCGACGATTCATAAAGACTATAACGAATACGGAACGGAGGACTTCGACAGGATCCCCAATCTTTGGGTCGATTTCCAAAAGCTTTACGTCCTGCGAAAAGGCAGTGCTGAGGTTTATCATTCGCATGCCTTATTTCGTCGAAACGGTTGGTGTTATATGGTTTCGCCTATGAAGAGGAAAATGTGCAGTTCATTCAATAACGGATTTGCTGATCACAGACAAGTATACCTATATAAGAATATAATTAAGGACACTTTCTTAAAGTATTCAGGTTTTGATTGCTACTGCTGCCGCCATTATATAAGAGAGTATGACCAAGAACGTTATTATACCGCATACGCTATGTATCCGATACTTGAAATGGCGGTTAAAATGAACTGCGACACCATGGTGCAGGATCTGCTTTGGCGCAACAAGAAGAATTATAAGATATTAAATTGGAACGCAACATCGCCGAAAAAATTTTTCAAGCATCTAACGCTGAATGAAGTGAAAGCATTTCTTGAAAATCACACGCCGGCAAGAGTTATAGAGGTGTATCAGGACTTCAAGCGCAAAGGTAAGAAGAAAGACATTTTCTACTGCCGAATGTACAGCTATATTACTGATTACTGCACTAGCATTGAAAAAGCAGGTGTTGACCCAGAGCCGGCATTAGAATACCTGAGAAAAGTCATGAAGCACTCTCCCGAAGAAGAACGTTGCGAAGACGATCACTCAGAGATAAGGCGCCTTGTCAAGCTGTATGACGATTATGCCAATATCGGCTTGAAAATAGGCTATGATTTTCGCTTGAAAAACATAGCCTTTCCAAGAGACCTGAACGAAGCGCATGATAACGCAGTTGAGAACTTCAACTTCATGGAAGAAGAACGCAAGAGAAAAGAAGCCGCTGAGCTTGAGGAAGCCTATAAGCCCAGATACAAGAAGCTTTGCAAAAAGTATAAGGGCTATAGCTATCCAGGTATTCAGTTGGTTGTACCAGAGAATGCCGAAAGCATTATCAAAGAGGGAAAGGACTTGCGAATATGCGTCGGCGGTTATGCTTCAAGGCATTGCAGTGGGGTTACGACAATTCTATTCATCAGAAAGCCGTCTGACCTTGATAAGTCATGGTTTACGATTGAAATAGACAATGCTGACCATATCGTGCAGTGCCACGGATTTAAGAATGAACAAGCCAAAGACCCCTTAACGGGCAAGAAGCTTGAAAAGCCTGAAATAATCAAGGCGTTTGAAGTCAACTTCCAAGAGTGGCTGAATAGTCAGAAGAAGCAGAATAAGAGGAGAAAAGCAAGCTAGGAGGAATTACAATGAATGAGATCAAACTAAGACCCGGTGAGGAGTTCGTATATAATGGTATACGTTTTATATGCCTCGACATTATCGACGGCAACTACTTAGCGATAACGGCTGATTGTTGGTGCGAAAAGCTTTTTAACGAAGAATACGAGGACGGCTGCAACAACTGGGAGAAATCCACTCTCCGGCGCTTTCTCAATGAAGATGTGCTTGAGGAACACTTTGATACGAAACATCTTGTAAAGCAAACATCTGACCTTATCGCCGATAACGGAGACAAAGCCTATGGAACGTGTGAGGACTATATAACGTTGCTCACTTGCGACCAGTACCGCAAGTATAGAGATTATGTGCCGCTCTTTAAAGAAGGTATGTGGACGCTTACTCCGTGGAGGTGCGACACTGGCTACGCTAACTACATGCGTTACGTCACCCCGAAAGGAGCTATCAACTACTACTGTGTGGACGGCAGTGTCGGGCTTGCCCCGGTTTGCTTATTTAATTCTGATAATCTCATATTGCGCCGACAGACGCAGCTTATACCCGCTGAATAACTAACCAAAATAGGAGGAAACGCAATGGAAAACACAGAAATTACAGTATCTATGAAAACAGCTATGGTAGAACACCAGCACATATGCGAATGCTACAGGACAGCCGCAACGGCTATCGTAGAAATGGGCAGGTCACTAAAGAACATCAGAGATTACAAGCTCTACATAGCACTTGGCTATGAGTCTTTCAAGAACTATCTTGAAAGCAATGGCGATTACACGTTCAAAGAACGTCAGGCGTACACCTATATCAAGCTATATGAGGATAACAGCACAAAGTTCCTTGAAGAACACGCAAGTATAGGTGTCACCAAGCTTGAACTTCTCTCCAAGCTCCCTGAGTATGAGCGTGAGGAATTCGCTGACACACATGACCTCGGCGGTATGACCGTTGAGGAGGTGAAAAAGCTGATAAAAGAAAAGCAGGCGTTAGGAGAACAGTTGACATTCCTCGAAGAAGAAAGGAAGGAACAGACAGAAAGTGCCGAATCCCTCAGAGCTGAGCTTGAAGAACTGAGAGAAAAGCTTAAGCAGGCCGAGGACAAGCCTATCGAGGTAGTTAAGAGAGACCTCGACGAAGAAGAGATTGACAAGATAAGGCTGTCTGTCCGCCAGGAGCTTCACGCCGAGCATATGAAGGAACTGAATGCGTTGAAGAAGTCAAGCAGTGAAGCCGTGAAGGCGGCAGAAGCTGAAAAAAATAATGCCCTTAAGAAAGCACAGACAGAGCGTGACAATGCAGTTAAGGAAGCCGTCGCTAAGTATGAAACCGCCCTCAGCAAAGCTAAGGCTGAGGCAGAAGAAGCGGACCATGCCAAGGCAGAGTTGGAAAAGAAATTGAAGTCAGGCAATGCAGACGAAGCAAGGGTTGCGCTGAAGATCATCTTTGAAAACGTTCAGAAAGGGCTTACGGAATTCATTGAAAAAATCACTGATATTGAAGACCCACAAACCAAGGAAAGGTTCATTACTGTCACAAGCAAGTGGCTCAGACAGGCGGCTGATGACCTTGAGGGGTGAGCTGAATGACCAGAGAATTGAAATGAAGAAGAACACCACCTATGAGGAAAGAAAAGCTAATGGAATATGCCCATATTGCGGGCGAGAAAAAGCTGTTCCTGGATATATTATGTGCGAGAAATGTAGAGAACAGAACAAGGAAAGATGTAAGAAACGCTATGAACGAGCGAAAGATAAAGGGCTATGCACACGTTGTTACAAGAAGCCATCAATTGAGGGTCAAACAATGTGCAGAGAATGTCTTGCGAAAATGCTAGCGAAAGACAAAGAAAAGCGATATGGCGGAGTATGCGATATGGATTGTTTCAATTGCAAATATGATGACTGCATTAATGACAATGTGCCAGAATGCTATGCTGATTTGCCCTTTGAGGAAAAGGAAAAGATCCGAAAACGCAATCGAGCCCGATATCACGAACTTAAAGAGAGGGGAATTTGTGTAAAATGCGGAAAGCTGCCAGCAAAAGAAGGAATCACTCTTTGTGAAAGTTGCGCACACAAGAGAAGTAAGAGGGAGAAAAGGAAAAGGGCAGAAAATCAGAAGATCAGCAAGCGGGATTTATGGCGTGAACAAAGAAAATGTTATTTCTGCGGAGGAGAATGTGTGCAAGGCCAGAAGGTGTGCACGAAACACTATGAAATGCTCAAAGCTATGGCAATGCATATGCGTGAAAGCGAAAGGAGCAAGATCGCAAGAGAACGGCTGAAAAAAGTATACTTTGCGGGAAGGCAACAATAGAATTGTGAAAGGAGAAATCACTATGGAACACAAGTGTAAGTTCTGCGGAAGAAAGATAGGAACCGCACATTATATCCACAAGAAGGATTGTACGTGCGGGATTTGTACAAAGTACTGTATGAGCGAATGTCAACTCTCAAAGAATGGCTTGTTGAGCTGGCATAAAGAGCCGTGCGTATCTTGTGAGAGAAATCCATATCGTAAGAACTATAAATGGAACGGAAAGGAATGGACAAAAGATGATTGATATTGACGGCTTCAAGGAATATCTTTACGAAGAGGAGCTTGCGCCGAACACAATAGCAACATATGTCAAAGGCGTAGAAAAATATGCTGAAAGGTTCGACACCATAACGAAGCCGAACTTAATCGAATTCAAACGCTATCTGGTCGAGAATTACAAGCCGCAAACTGTAAATCTCCGAATAACTGCCCTACTCACTTACTGCAAGTATAAAGGAATAGAAATGAAGTTGAAACAGGTTAAGTTAGCTAAGAAAACAAGCATTGACAATGTCATTTCACTTGGCCAATACAACCGACTGATAGATGGACTTAAAAGAGACAATAATATGCGGTGGTATATTACTATCGTTGTCTTAGCAAGAACAGGAATGAGGATATCGGAAGCTTTAAAAATACGCAAGAGCGATATTATCAATGGGAAAGTGACCTTAAATGCTAAGGCTCATATGAGAACAATATTTTTTCCAAAAACGCTAACAGATGAGATACTTCCCTATCTTAGCAATGTTTCTGATGATGATTTCGTTCTGCAGAATCACAATGGTCAGCCTATAACATCACGAGGGGTCTCTGGTGAACTCAGACGTTTTGCAGACAAGTACGGCATCCCGAAAGAAGTAATGCACCCACATTCGTTTCGGCATTTCTTTGCTATCGAATTTGTTAAAAGAAACAATAATATTTCGCTGCTTGCTGACCTACTAGGACACGGAAGCGTTAACATCACGCAGATATATCTACGTCAGTCAGAAGAACAACAGAAAACAGCTGTTGATAATACTGTCAATTGGTGACAAAGGGTGAGAACAATGAGATGTGGTGATAAGAGAATGAGATCAGAATACATATTTCCACTTCTGCTGATTTTGCTGGACGTGGGAGCGGCTATCATATACGCTTTGCAAAAGGACTACAAGAAATCCGTCTATTGGATAGCGGCGGCCGTACTGAATGTGACAGTAACAGTTTAGGAGGAATAACTATGTCAGATGAAAATCCAATAGCTATAGCGCAGAAAATCTTGTCTGAAATAACCACGGGCAGAAATAAAGATAGAAAGAGCTTGAAAAAAGCTCTTTCAACACTCAAAGTTGGAGATCAGATTGCAACAGACGAAGAAATATGGACTGTTATTGGTATAGAAACAATTGAATCTAAATCTTTTAAAATGCCAAGAACATTGAAAGTTAAGTGTTCATCATCACAGCGGAGCAAATGCTTGATTTTCTACATACCAAAGGGCGGTGTTATGTAATGAAAAATTCAAACACACCAACAGAACACATAGAGCAGGCATTGCTTTTCAAGTGGGCGACATTCAGCTCAGGCAAGTATCCCGAACTGGAGTATATGTTCGCTATACCGAACGGCGGCTATCGCCACTATAGAACTGCCGCAGATCTTAAGTCTGAGGGCGTAAAGTCAGGTGTGCCTGACATAATGCTTCCGGTGGGACGTGGCGGTTACTACGGTCTTTTTATAGAAATGAAACGCACATCAGGTGGACGAGTATCGGAATCTCAACAGAAGTTTCTGAAAACGCTTAATGACAACGGCTATCTTGCAGTTGTTTGCAAAGGCTTTGAGCAGGCGCAGGAAGCAATCTTGAAGTACCTTAATAAAGGAGTGAGAAAATGAAAATATCTAAGCTGAAAAAAATATGCAGTAAAGCGGCTAAGACCATATCCTACTTCTATAATGAAAATGATAATTCATTATGGATTGGCTCAGGCAGTGCAATATATCCGCTTTACGGCATGCCGAACATGAATACCAGCGAGCAGTTACTCACGCTTTTTGACATTAATGAAAGTGACCGTGAGAATTGGAGATGTAAGCAGCTGCCGCCTGCTATTGAGAGCAACATTGTTATGAACATCGCTTCATGCACAACAGGCAAGATGATAGATCGTCGTTCAACATTCGTTGCCATGCTAAGCGAATATCAGATATTCTCAGGCACAGAAAAAGTGCATATATGCCCGAAAGCATTCCTTGAAGTAATAGATGATTATGAAATTCTTACATACTATTCCATTGATGATATGATAATCGTCAAAGCAGGCTTGCTTACGCTCGGTGTACTGTGTGAAACCCATGGCGTTGTAACACAAGAACTTCTTAATGACATTAATTCCATGCACGATATGTTACAAGAAGTATTCAACAGGGAGTGCGAAGAAAAAGACAAGAGCAGAAATTATGAGCAATTGGCAATGACAGAGTGAAGCCCTATATATTATATATAGTATAGAACAAGTGTTCAGCCCGTGTGTAAGCACGGGTATGAGGGCTTGTAATGGGTCTTAATAACTCGGACAGTGGGAGGAAATGACAATGAGCCTTATGAGATACAGAGAGCAAAAGTATATTTATGGAAACTACATGGAAGTGAATATGTATCCTGTATATGCCTGCCCACGTTCTTCTAGTCGAAAGAAGAAAAGAAAGCCGACAAGCAAGGTGCAGGAGAGATTGAATCAGATCAATGCTGAAAGAGCTCTGGCAAGACTTATCCCTGCAAACTTCACTGACAAAGACTATAAGTTCGAGCTGACCTATTCACCGCAGAATAATCCTGCTGACCTTGAGCGTGCCAAGAAAGACGTTGCTAACTTTGTCAAACGTGTGAATAGAGCAAGAGTCAAGAGAAGCTTACCGAGAATGAAGTATATTTATTCCATTGAGCAGGGCTCAAAGTCTGGACGTATCCACTTTCATGTTATCATGACAGGTGGTCTGACTATCAACGAGATAGCATCCATATGGGGCAAGGGCTATGTTGACAAGGTCCTGCCATTGATGTTTGACCAGACAGGCTGTGCAGGAATTGCCAAGTATTTCTGCAAGCAGAAGATTTCAGATCAAAACAACGGCAAGCACGCCAAGCGTTATGTTGCGTCAACGAACTGCATTAAGCCGCAGCCGCAGAATAACGATTATCGTCTGACGAAACGTGCGGTGCAGAGCATGGCATATAACTGTGATAACTCGGCGCTGTTCGAGAATATGTATCAAGACTATTACTATGCTGATTGCCGTCCATTCTGGAACGAGGATAACGGCACGTTCTACATATCGCTGTTTATGTACCGGAGAACGGCGAAGCTGAACATATAGGGGGTGAGATGATGAGTCTTAAGGGAGCTGAGCTTAGCGTGATATGTGATGATTGCCATAAGGCATTCATAGTCTGCGTTCGCAAAGAGAGATTTCAAAGCATAGAAGGGGACGTATGGTGCTATAACTGCCCTCACTGTGGTAAGTTATACGTTGCATATATCGACGATAGCCTGACACGTCATGCCCAATCGCTTCAAAAAAACGGTGTTTTGTTGAAAGATATTCTGGCGAAAATATCGAGAGAATTATCGGCAAGGCAGGGAAAGGAGAATTATCATGACTAAGAAGCGATTGCTGTCATATCGACAGCTTAAGGCTGAGCTGAAATTGGTAAGCACAGATAGTGACGATTATCGCAGACTCAAAGCAGAGATAGCAGAGATTGAATCATACGTGTCAGGCATTGATGATGCATTCATCAGGATTATTTTTCGACTGCGCTATCTTGTCCCACGCAATGACGGAGCTTGGCAGCCGCCGTCATGGGCGTGGATAGCCAGACAAGCCAATGCTTCAGAGGACTACTGCAAAGGCAGGCATTGCAAGTTCTGCAAAAAAAACACGCTGTAACACGCACGAACACACTCTGCATGCTATGATGATAATGCGGGGTTGTTGTTATAGTTTTTCCATAGTTTTATGCCGGTGCAAGGGCCACGTTGTATGACGTGGTCCTTGTGCTATATATGCGAGGTGATAACGTGTATAGTACGAGTCAGATCAGAGAGCTAATCAAGGACGGACGAGTTGACAAGTTCTACAACGACCGCTACTGGAGAAAGTTCAGTAAGAGCGTTATCGCAGAGCAGCACAATGAGTGTCAGTGTTGTAGAAACAAAGGCAAGGTGACAAGAGCAACCGTTCTTCATCACGTCAAGCACCTCAAGCAATTTCCGCAGCTTGCTTATAGTCGCTACTACTATGACGAGCATGGTGAACGGCACAGGCAGCTGATAGCACTGTGCCATGACTGTCATGAAGCACAGCACCCAGAACGGCGCTGGCAAGAACGTGCAGATAAGTTCGTCAATGAGGAGCGGTGGTGAGCGCCTTGCGGCGATACCCCCCGGGGTCAAGGGTCGAAAAATTTTTTCGGCCTTGTACGACGGGAGGCACAAAAGACAAATCCGCCCTCGCACGCACGTGAGAGAATTTTTTTCAAGAAAATCAAATGTAAGGAGTTGGCAAAAATAAAAAAGCCGAGTTTATCAGAGATTGAACAGTCGTTGATAGAGCAGCTCGAACAAATGGGTGCTTCTGTCGATTTCTATAAATCGCTGGTTTCAGACTATCTGTTTTACGAAAAACAGGAAAGGAAAATGCAAGCCGATATCCGCAAGAGAGGGCTTACCTACATGGCGGTTTCTGCTGTTGGTAAAGAATATGAAAAGGACAATCCGTCTGTAAAGCAGGCGTATATGTATAACAAGCAGAAATTGCAGATTTTGAAAGATCTCGGTCTGTCAACCGAGAAGGTGAAGAATCTTGACGATGATGAAGAGTTGTAAAGGTCAAGATGCTCTCGATCTTTCCTGCCTTGCTGAATACATTAGCCTCGTTAAAGAGCACGAATACCCATACTGTATTGAGCAGTGCAAGCTCATTGAATACGTTGAAAGAACATTTCTGAGCGAGGATATCTATGTTGATGTTGAACAAGCTGAGAAATATTTCAGCTATGAGAAATATTTTCCGTTCAAGCTGTTTCCATGGGAACGATTCGTGTTCACCCTTCACAACTGCACCTATAAGTCCAATGGCTCTTTACGATGGCCTGTACTGTTTCTCTACGTCGGTCGAGGAACAGGAAAAAACGGCTACTTAGGCTTTGAAGATTTTTGTTTGCTAACACCGACGAATGGCATCAAGCATTACAACATCGATATTTTTGCGACGACAGAAGATCAGGCTAAGACCACGTTCAATGATGTGTACAACGTCCTTGAAGACAACCGTGACAAGATGCAGAGATTTTTTTACTGGAACACAGAAAAAATCATAAATCTGAAAACAAAATCCGTCTTGCGATACAGAACATCGAGCCCGAAATCTAACGACGGTGCAAGACCGGGCAAGGTAGACCATGATGAGGAGCACGCATATGAGAACAGTAAACTCATAGATGTTGCTGTTGGCGGCCTTGGAAAAAAACCACGCCCACGCCGCACGATCATGAGCACCGACGGATTCGTCCGTGAAGGTCCACTTGACAAAGATAAGACCAAAGGGATTAGAATCCTTAACGGTGAGATAGATGATAACGGCATGCTACCATTCATTGCAAGAGTAGATAAGCCAGAAGAAGTTGAAATGCCTGAAATGTGGTATAAGGCGAACCCGTCACTGCAGTACCTTCCTGATCTTCTCCAAGAGATGAAGACGGAATTTCAAAACTATCTGGACGATAAGATAAGCAATATCAGCTTTGCAGTTAAACGCATGAACTGCCTGCCACAGCAGACTGAGGGCGGTATAACCGCATTTGATAATATCCTGGCAACTAATCAGGATATCACGCCATATTTGTCAAAGCTTCAAGGCAGACAATGCACAGCAGGCTTTGACTATATGAAAACCGATGACTTCCTTTCAGCTGGTTTGCTCTTTGACGTAGACGGAACTGACGTATGGATAACGCACACCTGGGTGTGCAAGGCTTCTGCAGATTTACCAAGAATCAAGGCGCCCCTGCAAGAATGGGAAGCGGCGGGGCTACTGTCATTCGTTGACGGTCCAGAGATTCCGCCTGAGATACCCGTTATATGGGTGGCACAGAAAGCGGCGGAGCTTAACGCCAATGTCACAATGACTGGCATAGATAACTACCGCTATACGCTGCTTAGGAGGGCACTCAAAGAAAATCTCTACGCTTCTGATGAAAAAGGTTACGGAAATATCATGCTTGTTCGTCCGTCGAATGAAATGATGATAATGCCTGTAATCACAAGTCAGCTGGTGAATCATAAGCTTGCAGTTGGAGACAATCCCCTTTTCCGCTGGGCTATGAATAACACCAAGGTCTGCACTTCGTCCGCAGGCAATATGACGTATGGAAAAATAGAGCCTAAGTCCAGAAAGACAGACCCTTTCAAGGCATATGTTGCTGCGAAAGCAGCGCAGAATAAAATTGCTGAGCAAATATCAAGTATGCCTATGGATATGAATATTATGGACGTATTCACATACTAGCAAAAACAGAGAGGAGGTAACGCAATGGGGTTGAGATCACTGTTATCACGCATAATGAATGCTAAGAGTGATGAAGTGATAAGTGTCCGGTCGGTTGGGTATAATGACGAAACGAGAATTGCCGTTCAAGCATATGCAGTTCAAGTTGTTGTTGAAATCCTTGCGGCACTGGTTTCAAAGTGCGAGATAAAAACCTATCGTGACGGCAAGTCATTCCGTGGCGAAGAATGGTATTTGTTCAATATCAAACCTAATGTCAATCAGACCGCCGTGCAATTCAAGAACGAGCTTGTCCGCAAGACCCTCGTGCGTGGTGAAAGCCTTGTTGTCAGCGCTGGTCAGCAGATAATCTGTGCCGACTCTTGGAGTACGCAAGAGTATGCGCTATATCCTAACCGTTTCTCTCAGGTGGCACGAGGCGCATTTACGTTTCAAAAAACATTCGATATGGGAGATGTCCTATATCTCACATATTCCAATGGTGGCGTTAGACAGATACTTACGGAAATGTTAGAAGAACATAATCGTTTCTTGGAAACGGCTTCAAACGCCTATGTTAAGAGCGGTGGTCAAAAAGGCATTCTCGAAATATCACCAATGGCACAGGGGCAGAACGATTTTGAAAAGAAATTCGATACTCTTATGAATAATTATTTCAAAACCTATTTTGACGCTAAGAACGCCGTTCTTCCGCTATGGGGTGGCATTAAATATACATCTCAAACAGCAGGCGAAACCAAGAGAACAGTATCGGAAGCAACGGACTACATTTCTATGCTGAATGACGCATTAGAGAAAGCGGCAATCGCTTTCAACGTTTCACCGGCTATCGTAAAGGGAAATGTCGAGAACATCAGTGAAGCGTTATCAATGACATTGACATCTGCCGTTGACCCGTTTGCCAAGATGTTATCCGACGAGATAACAGCAAAACGCTACACTAAAGAGCAAGTCCTGCGTGGCTGCTACGCCAAAGTCTGCACCAATAACCTTAAGCACCTTGACGTGCTTGAAATGGCGAACGCAGTTGACAAGTTAATCGCAAGCGGTTTCTATTCAACTAATGAGTTGAGAGAGAAGACAGGTGAGGAAAGAATTCCAGAAGCCTGGGCCGATAAGCACACAAGAACTAAGAACTACGAGACAATCGAAGGAGGTGGAAACAGCAATGAATAGCATTTTTAATCAGTTTGAATTCAAAATGGAAGCGGATAAGCCCAAAGAGCTTAACCTATATCTATATTCACAAGTCCGTGGAGGACTTGCCATTGATTGGGAAAAGGGGAAAGTTGAGGAGAGCAAGACAGGCGCTAAGTATTTCGCCGCCAAGCTTGATGAGTACAAAGATTGTGAACATATCAACCTGTACATCAATTCTCTTGGAGGTCAGATCAAAGAGGGCGTTGCTATTGGAAATATCCTTAAGCGCCATAAAGCCAAAGTTACTTGCTATGTAGACGGCTGGGCATGCTCTATCGCAAGCGTTATCGCTATGGCAGCGGACGAGATCGTCATGTACAACAACAGCCTCATGATGATTCATCAGGCGTCCTGCTATTGTGAAGGAAATGCCGATGATATGAGAATTGCTGCTGACGAACTGGATAAGATGACTGACACCGCTATCACAACATATGCAGAACGTTGCGGTGGTAAGTGTAGTCGTGAAAAAATTTCCGAAATGGTCAAGGTGGGAACATGGCTCACAGCTGCTGAATGTCTCTCATATGGCCTATGTGATACCATATCGGCTGGGAAACAGCCTGTTGATATGGCAACCATGCTCAGTGACGTAAAGCAATACACAATGTCAAGTGCTCTTGACGGTGAAAGCATGGATAAGCTCATTGAGCTATATAAGCAGTCAACTGCACAGCAGGCCTTACCTGCTGAAAAAAGCAAAGAAGAGAAAGAAAATGCCGCTATATCGGCATTTGAAAAGTTTATGAAATTGGAGGTAAAAAAATGATTAATCTCGACACACTCAAGGAACAGAAAGAAGATATCCTGACATCGCTTTCCGTCGCTATAAAAAATGGCGATGATAAAGCAATGGAAAATGCTCTGGATAAGTACGGCAACCTGATTTCAGATACTATCATGAATGAGGTAAAGAGCACCACGGAGTCTGTTGACAGCCAGATCCTTAGCACACGTGGTGTAAGAATGCTGACAAGCGATGAAAAAGAGTACTATGACTCAGTTATCGCTGCCGGTAAGTCTTCTGATCCGAAGATGGCATTGACAAATGCCGACAAAACAATGCCAATCACGATTATTGAGTCTGTGCTTGGTGAAATTCCACAGCAGCACCCACTGCTCAACTTCATCAACTTCCAGGACACAACCGGCATCACAAGAATGCTCGTCAACGAACAGGGTGAACAGACTGCCAAGTGGGGAGATCTGAACACCGCTATCGACAAAGAGTTGCAGGGAGCGTTTAAGCTTTTCGACGTCTCTCTCAAAAAGCTTACAGCATGGATACCTGTGTCTAACGATATGTTAGATCTGGGTGCAACATGGCTGGATAGGTATGTACGTGAAATCCTTGCTGAGGCTCTGTGGGTCGGCATGGAAACAGGTATCGTTACAGGTGACGGCCTGAACTGCCCTATCGGAATGTGCAAGGACGTATCTGATAAGGCGTCAGTAGTTGGCGGAAAATACCCCGATCAGAGCACGATTGCACTCAAGGAAATGTCGCCTGAGGCTATCGGTACTATCGCTGCTCAGCTTACTAAGACAGAGGCTGGAAACAACAGGTCGCTTGATAACCTCATATTCGTAGTCAATCCAAAGACATATCTGACCAAGGTAATGCCTGCGACAACGAACTTCGTTCAGGGAAAATGGGTTAACGATGTTATGCCTATTCCATGCACTATTATCCAGTCATGCGCCGTTCCTGATGACAGAGCTATCTTCGGTCTTGGCAAGCGTTACTTCATGGGTCTTGGCATGGCTAAGGGCGGTAAGCTGGAGTTTGATGACTCATTCAAGTTCCTTGATGACGCAAGGACATATAAGATCAAGACATACGGCAACGGCAAGCCACTCGACAGCAATGCTTTCAGGTATCTGGATATCTCAAAGCTTAAGAGATTTATCCCGACAGTATACACTGTCACATCGTCAGAAACATAAGGAGTTGATATAAATGCAGCAGGCATTATTCGAGGAAGTTAAAAATCAGCTGAACATAACTTGGTCAGACGAAGCTACTGACAGAAAGATAAACAGCATTATAGCACGTGCTATAGGAGTACTTAACGGATATGCAGGTCAGGTGCTGGATATCAATGTTGACGAAAATATCAACGGCGACGCCCAGCTTCTGATCGACTGCTGCAGATATATATATAACGATTGCTTCGAGGACTTTGAAAAAAATTATCACTCTCAGCTCTTCGCACTGAGAGCAAGGTGTCAGATTGAGGAGATGTCAGGAGGAAGCGTATGATAAGCAAGCGGCAGACGTTCAATGACGGCATATGCACTATTGCAACTATCATCAATGCCAATGGCTTGAAAATCAAGCAAGCAGGCATAAGATATGACAATCGTACCGTCGGCTCAGAGCGTTTCTATAAAGCCGCTGAGTATCAGCACCGCTGTGATAAGGTGATAAGAATACCACTTATCGCCGAGCCGCAGGCGACTGACATTGTGATAATGAACGGCGACCAGTATAACGTCATTCAAGTTCAGATGATAAAGGACGCTAAGCCGCAGGCTTGGCAGTTATCAATAGAAAAGCGAAAAAAGAGGTTAGAAATCCATGTCAATGAGTCCTGATGAGATGGCTGAGGCTTTACAGCACGCATTTCAGCAAGAAAGTCAACGTGTTAATGAAGCCGCCAAAAGAGCCGTTAAGAAGACCGCAAAGGAAACCCGCAAGGTCGTCCAAGAACACTTCACGTTCAATAACCGCTCCGGCAAGTATGCCAAGGCGCTTACAGTTAGCACCGAGTACGAGGACTCTTTCGACATTCGGCAGATAGTGAATTTCAAGAAGAATAAGCAGTATCTTCTCACACACCTGCTGGAGTATGGCCATGCTATGAAGCGTGGTGGTAGAACGCTTCCGTTTAAGGCGAAAGCTTATCCGCACATGATATACGGACAAGAGTATGCCGAAGAAAAATTACCGGAAAACATCAGAAAGGAGATTGAGAAGTCGAAATGACATTGACAGAACTTATATCACTTTCAGGCATTCCTGCGGACAGGATTGCTAAGATAGATTTTCCAGTGGAAACGGAATTGCCGTTCGCAACATGGATAAACAAGACACCTCAGACGATATCTGCAGACGGAAGAACTGTCGCAGTTATCCCACGGATTGCAGTTGAAATATACTGCGAGCCGGAAGATGAAGAAACACATATCCTATTTGAGAACGCCCTTATGGATAAGGGCATATGCTTCTCAGTCGCCGCAGGCTATCTGGGGCAGGATCAGCAAATGGATATGTGGGTATACGAATTCGATCGCAAGGAGGAATATTAATGAAAGGATCTATAAAAGCCGTTGGCTATGGACCAATCAAAGAAGCATCAGATGTCAGCGGTTCTATAAATATTACATATACAAGTTGCAATTACTTAGAAACGAAGCTCTCAGGCTCTCGACAGGTAAGCCTTGATCCTAAGTCGTCAAGCAAGGAGATATGGGCGGACGGCGTAGTAGCATATGCAGGTCAGACCAATCAGGGCTACGAAGGATCTATCATAACCCTGGATCTGTGTGATGATTTGGAAAAGGATTGGTATGGAAATGTCATAGATGCAGTTTCCCATATCCTTGTTGAGACTGCAAAAACTGGAGAAACGCCAAAGTTTGGATTGTTTGTTCAATATGAATCAACGTCAGAAGCAGAGGGATATACCGAGGTCTTCCCATATTGCTACACCACAGATCGTCCGAAGTTCTTGGTTAAGACTGAGGAAGAAAGCGGTATGGACTATGAATACACAGAGCATAAGATTGCCTGCAAACCGTCACCTGCAGAAACCACAGTCGACGGAAAGAAAGTGCATATCGCACGTTTCCGCATAAAGGGCAATGAGAAGCTCACAAAGTTTCCTGAGTACACCTACACCCCGGGTGAATGACAATGAGCAATACAATAGTCCTGACTATAGACAGCAGGCAGATAGGCTTCAAAGCTACAGCAGGTATGTTCTATCGCTATAAAGAAGCGTTCGGCACGGAGTACCTTGAGGACGTTGTCAAGGTACATCAGTTTGGTAAGGGTGCCTTTGTTCAACAGGTCGAATACCGAACCCTATGGGTGCTTGCCAAGACTTATGATGATAGTATACCGCCTATTCAGACGTGGCTTGACAGCTTCGCCTATGGTGCATTTCCTGTTGATGATATCTATAATCAGGTTATGCCTATACTGCAGGCAAACATGAAAGTTGACAGAAAAAATCCATAAGCGGCAGTAAAAGCGGAGATGATCGGCCTCTCAAATCGGAGGAGGTCATCTCCCTTGTTATAAACAGGGGTCTTACTGTCGCTGATTTAGACCGCATGACGTATGGTATGGTAGTGAACTATGCCTGCGCCTATGACCGACAGCGATTAATCGCCGCCGGCAAAAAGGTCATTGACCCCGAAATTAAATACGAAGAACTGAAAGCAAATCTGCCTGTCGTTGAAGAACGATATAAGCAGGGAAAAATCAGCAAAGAACGATATGAAAAGTATATTGCGAAAATAAAGGCATGGGAGGGTGAGTAATGGCTAAGTCATCATCAGATGAGAAAATCAAAGGTATGTACGTCAAAATCGGTGGTGATACGTCTGAGTATACTGCCGCCATGAAAGGGCTTAATGCCGATATCAATTCGACTACAAAAAATCTGAACAGCGTCAACAAACTCTTAAAGCTTGACCCGACTAACGTTGAATACACCGCTCAGAAGCAGAAGCTTTTGAGCGAAGCTATCGAAGCAACAAAAGCAAAGCTTGACGTTCTCATTAGAAACGAGAAAGATATCAACGAGCAATATAAGAAAGGCGAGTTGCCCGTTGAGTCATATCTTAAGTATCAGGAAGAGCTTGAGAAGACCAAGAAGAAGCTGAACACACTGCGAGAACAGACCAAGACCGCAGACGATAGCACCAAGGAGCTCGGCAATGAAGCCAAGGATACGTCAGATAAGGTCAAAGACCTTGGTGATAAAGCTGACCAGACAGGCAGTGTCTTCAAGGACGTTTTCTCTGCTAATCTTGCCGTTGAGGGGCTGAAAGCTATAGCTAATGCCGCCAAGGAAGCGGCGGAAAGTTGCACGCAAGTCGGCATTGACTTTTCCAGCTCTATGTCCAATGTGGCGGCGACAATGGGCATGACCGCAGAGCAGGTCAGTTCAGGTGCTGAAGACTATCAGAAGCTAGAGAACGCCGCTCGTGAGTGTGGTGAGACTACAAAGTATACCGCTTCGGAGTCTGCTGACGCTCTTAATTACTTGGCTCTTGCAGGATATGACGTAAATAAAGCGGTTGAGACCCTGCCGAAAGTTCTCAATCTTGCCACTGCCTCAGGCATGGACCTTGCGTCCTGCACTGATATGGTGACGGACACTATGTCGGCATTGCAGTTGCAGACGAGTGACCTTGACGGCTATATGGACATGATGGCAAAGACCGCCCAGAAGTCTAATACCACAGTTGCTATGCTTGGTGAGGGCATTCTCCAGTGTGCCGGCACGGTCAAATCCACAGGGCAGGACGTTGATACAATGTGCACCTCTCTTGGAATACTGGCGAACAACGGTATCAAGGGTGCAGAGGGCGGCACACATCTCAGAAATATGCTTTTGTCGTTAACATCACCGACAGACGTTGCTTCCGCTAAGTTGAAAGAACTGGGCGTGAGCGTGGCTGACAGTGAGGGAAATATCAGAGATATCAACGATATTTTCGGAGACCTTAACGCCAAGCTTTCCAAGCTCTCAGATGACCAGAAGACCAAGGCGCTTAGCGATATTTTCAATAAGACAGACTTATCGTCCGTTAATGCCATGCTTCAAGGCATGAGCGGGTCTTTCGATGACCTGAAAGCTCAGGTAGATAACGCCGACGGAGCGTGTCAGACAATGGCTGACACCATGAATAACAATCTTAAGGGCAAACTGGCTATAATGGACTCTTCCCTTGAATCCCTTGGCATAACTATTTTCGATAAATTCAGCGCCCCACTCGAAGACGCCGCCGAAAAAGGCTCAGAGCTTTTCAGTGAACTTACCAAGGATATCAAAGATGGAGACCTCAGTGACGAATTCGACGATATGGGCAATGCCCTTGGAGATTTAGTCGAAACAGGCGCCAAGTTTGCCAAAGGCTCTTTGCCAATCCTCATTGACGGTGTAAAGTTCTTCTGTGAACACTCTAACCTTGTTATTGGCGGACTAACGGGCATTGCAACAGCTATGCTGACACAAAAAGCCGTTACAACAGTATCTGCCGCCGTCACAGGTTTCAAAGAATTATCCTCAGCCGTGAAGTCAGCCAAGACCGCAACTGAAATGTTCAATGCAGTCAATGCGGCTACGCCATGGGGTGCAATTGCAACCCTAGCAGGCATTGCAGTTGGTGGTATAGTCGCTTATGCTACGTCAGCAGACGACGCCGCTGACTCAACAAAAGTCCTCAATGACGAAGAGCAGGCGTTAGTCGACAGCACGAATGAACTGACAGACTCCATGAAGAAAGCCGCAGATCAGAGAGAAGAAGCCAAGACAGATATAGAAGCCGAGTATAGCAGCTATAAAAGTCTTGCAGATAGAATTTTTGAGCTTTCTGACGCCGAGAGCTTATCTAATGACGAGAAGTCAGAAATGAAAACTCTTGTGGACCAGCTGAACAGTGCCATGCCTGACCTTAATCTTCAGATTGACAATCAGACAGGCAAGCTTCTCAACAATAGGGACGCTGTCTATGAGTGCATAGAAGCAAAGAAAGAACAGCTTCTTGTCGAAGCAGCTCAGAAAGATATGGTCGCTATATCAGAAGACCTCTATAAGGCTGAGCAGAAGCGCAATGACATTGAGAAAGCAATCACGGAAAACAAGCAGGCTCAGGCTAAAGTTCAAGAAATACTTGATAAAAGGGAAAACAAGTTTAAAGAATTTGACAGAACGGACAGCACAAAGCAGTGGAAGACCAAGCTTGAAGAGCTGAAGAAAGCTGGAGATGAGCTTCAGAATTCATACTATGATATCAATAGCGAACTGAAACGCTTGGACTCTAACTATGCTGACGCCTCCAAGTACGTTTCTGAGCATTCTTCTGCTCTTGAAGACAACTCAAAGGCCGTGGAGGACAATGCAAAAAAGGTCGATACGATCTATAACCGCACTGTCATGTATAAAGACGGCTTACACAAGGTATCGCAAGAAACTGTTGACGCAATAGTTGAGATGAATAAGAGCTATGACGAAGCCGTCCAGAAACGAACGGAAGAATTGCAGAACAATCTTAACCTCTTCGATGAATTCAACGGCGGTGCTGAGATATCCGCAGAACAGCTTATGCAGAACTTGGAATCTAATCTTGACGGCATGGCAAGCTGGTCTGATGATATCAAGACGCTTGCAGACAGAGGCGTGAATAAAGGTCTTATTAAGACCTTGCAGAAAGCAGGTCCACAATCTGCAAGCAAGATAAAGGCGTTACTTTCCATGTCACAGCCTGAGTTGAAAAAGTACAGTGATATGTGGGAAGAGTGCATGGGTGACTGTAAGAAGATAGCAACATCAGAATTTGACAAGCTCAGGCAGCAGCATGATAAAACCATAAAGACGCTTTTAAAGCGTGACCAAATAAGCCAGATATCAGACGTATGGAAACAAACAGGTGCGGCAATGATGGTAGGTATGCAGCAAGGCATACTGTCTGCACAGCAGTCTGTCATTGATACCGCAACAAGTGGAGCGAACGCAGTGCTTGCGGCGGTCAAGGGGGTATATGATATACACTCCCCTTCAAAGGCATTTGAAAATATATCGAAAATGAATGCGCAGGGTGAGATCCAAGGCTGGAAGTCATCAGAGGACGATATCATCAAAGCCTATACCAATACTGGTGACAAGATACTGTCAGAGAATATGCGAAATACATACAGCGATACGAATAGGGTCGCAAGGTCGGTATATAATGGATCATATACCCACAGTATCACGCAGAAAGCAGCAACAAGCGCCACAGAAAACACGCAGGTCGTCCCAACAGTCAGACAAATGCCCGAGACTATTCATAACGTGATAGTATTCCCGAATGGGAAAGTGATTGCAGAGGAAACAGTTCCATTTATAGATGTAATGCTTGGCGAAAGAGCTGCAAGAAAGAAAAGAGGTAGTGCAGTATGACACGACAAATCAGATTTAATGGCAAAAAGTCGTATGAGGATTTTAAAATCAGAATAATCAGTGCAACAGTTGCAGAGCCGAAGAAGCGTGAGATCAAAGTGACTGTACCTTATCGCAACGGCAGTATTGATCTGTCTGACTATGACGGCAATTTTTATTTTGACGACACCGAAGTATCATACAAGATGTTCGTATCTGATACAGAACCTGTCACACTGCTCCGCAGGATTGAGAAGATCAAGAGCTGGTTATGTGAAGCTCCACAGCAGAATATTTATGACAACTATTCCGAGAACTATCATTTTGTCGGCAAGTGTAGAACTCTTGAGACCAGCCTTGGTGAAGATGACATAACAGCTACTCTCGAGGTCACATTCGATGTAGCACCATATAAGGTCTCTGACGACTTTGCAGACACAGCGTGGGACACTTTTTCATTCGATGATGATTGCCTCAATCAAATGCCTCTCTCCTGCATAGCACACAAAGACGGCTATCATTCCCAACCGGGGGTACTATACTTCTATTCTTATGCCAAAGATGACATAGTTCCGAGCTTAAGGTATCACAAAAATGCTAACGATAAGGACAAACGAGGATTGACAATGCTTGATCTCAACGGTCATACCCTCACAGAAAACCTATACAAAGAAACTGAATCAACGTTTAGAATGCAAAATTTCGTCGTCAAACCTGGCACAAATGTCTTAGCTCTATACGGATCTGGTTCACTTGAAATCGAACTGGTGGAGGAAATACTATGTTAGTTACACTCGATGATGCAAAGACGCTTCACGAAACTGGTTCTGTCAGAACCAACAAGCTGACAGGAACCATCGCCAAAGAAATAAACGCTATTGACACATTTACGTTCAACATATATCCCGACAACAGCTACTACTCCGATTTAAAGGAACTGACATCGTTGATAAAGGTTTACGACAAGGAAAGTCTGATATTCGATGGCAGAGTACTGACGATATCACCATACATGACTGATAGTGGCGAGATTGGCAAGCAAGTTGTCTGCGAGGGCGGTTTGTGTTTTCTGAAAGATAGTGTACCAATTATCAAACAGCTAAAGTGCACAATAAGAACGTATATAGCCACACTACTTTCAGCACACAATAAATCTGTTGAAAGCTACAAGCAGATACATATTGGCAATATTAACTGTTCACAAGTGCAGCATACATTTAATCCAGGATATGAAGACACGTTCTCAGAACTGACGAAAAACCTGATTTTCGGTGAAGATATCAGAGGTGAAATGAGGGTGCGCATCGGCAAAGGAGGCATTAGATTTTTCGACTTCATAGCAAACGAATTTTCAGAGTTCAGCAATAAAACGATACAACTAGGAAGGAATATGCGATCTATCACGCAGGCGATAGACCCAAGTGAGATCATCACAAGACTGTATCCGTTAGGTGCTGTCATCAACGATGATACGGGCGAACGTGTGACGCTTTCGGGAGCAACGAAGTATATTGACAATGACCAGCTGATAAAGCGGTACGGAGTACACGCTGGAACTATGGTATTCGACAATATCACCACTCCAGGCGCATTGTCTGGAGCCGGCAGAGTATGTGCCGGAGCACTAAAAGCAGCAAAAGTTCAGTATGAGGTATCGGCTATTGACATTGATAAGAAGCTAGACGGCTTTGCAGTTGGCTGCAGGTATCGCGTAGTCAATAGCTACCTTGGCATCGACGAGGTATTGAGGTGCATCGGCACCAGCATCGACATCAATGACAGATCACAGAATGTGCTGACATTTGGCGACAAGATTGACACGATTAGTGGAATGTCAGCAAGAAAATAGGAGAAATGATTATGGCAAAAGCAATTGATATAAGTTTAGAGGTCACACAGGTGGCAACAGCATATACAGGTCGAGACGTCCGACAGGCTATTGTCGACGCATTGAACGCCACACAGAACGCAATCAATGAAATGAATATGCCAGCAGGATCTCAGACCCTTATCGTACCGTCAGAGACGGCACTGGCCACAACGACTTTGAACCTGCCGTTCACACCGACTCAGAACACGCAAATCATCTGTAGTCTGCGGGAGGTGTCGGCACCAAAAGCGAGAAGGCTGTGTGTAGAAACATTTTTCACAAGCAACAATTTGATAGTAGCGCTGACGAACGCAGAAAGTGCAAGTGCTACCGTTCCACAGGGTGAATATATTATTGACTGGATCGTAACAAAGCCATAGAAAGGAGGAATATCAATGCACATAAAAATCAACGAAGACTACAATGTAGTCGTGAGCACAGCCCTACTGGGCTATGTCGGTGAAACGAATGCTAGACCTGTGTCGGTCGAAGGGCTGACAGTAGACGGTGCAGACCGCTATGTGCTATCCATAGACTACGGCGATGGCACTGTCTACGAGGTCGATATTACAGGCGGACAGTGGACACCAACGTCTGATATACTGCGGTCAGCGCAGACAGTCAGCTGCCAGATAGCGGCGAAGAAGCTGTCAGGCGACGAGTATATTTTAGTTAAAAAATCACGAATTTTTCGACTGCGAATAGGGGCGGCTATCGGTGATACAGCTATCCCGTCACCAAGTGTGGCAGCTGACGCACTGGATAGGATATCGGCAATCGGTGAACAGGTCGAAGCTGACGTGGAAAGGGCTGAGAATGCAGCTAGCACGGCTATGCAGGCGGCTGAAAACGCAAAAAAATCTGCCACAGCCGCAGAGAAATCAGCCGATACGGCAACGCAGGCGGCAAGCCGAGCTGAGACCGCACAGGCATCTGCAGAAACGTCCGCAACGCAGGCAGAAACCGCCATGCAGGGTGCAGAAACCGCACGTGCAGAGGCAGTTAAATCACAGAATAACGCTAAAATATCCGCAGCCCAAGCATCTGCATCTGCACAGCAGACCGAAGCTGACAAGACAATAACGGCAGGCTATGCTAAAACCGCAAAGACCTGCGCTGACAGCACTGCGGCAGACAGACAGGCGGTGCAGACGTTGGCAGAACAGGTGACAACCGATAAGGCGACAGTGGCAGACCATGCCGCCCAGGTTGCCACAGACCGCAAAGCCGCTGAAACTGCCGCACAGACAGCGCAATCCATAGCTGATAGTTTGCCTGAAGACTACACAACCGCTGTTGGAAAAATCGCAGAGAACACGGCAGAGATAGGACGTGTGAAGCTGACGGACAAAGAGTTACAACGTAGGGTAAATGCACTTTATGATATAGGGCAGGGTATCACGCATAGGTTTGAAACGGACAGCGAAACGGCATATGCAAAGACAGTGCCTACGGGCGGTAAGCTGATGAGCGTGAAGTTAATAGGCGGTCATTCTGAGGTCATTGACGGTGAGATTGTCAGTGCAGGCACAGAGAGCATTATAGAGCAGGGACGAAATTTGTGGGATGAGGTATGGGGAGTTGGTTCGATTAATTCATCTAGTGGCAATAACGAATTTTCAAAAGAGGCTATATATTCAAAAAACTATACGCCAATTGCCCCAAATTCAACCCATATCTTCGTGTACGCAGGTAGTGCCAAATTTGAAAATGTGAAAACCAGATTTTATGACTATAACAAGAACTACATTGGCTATAACGACAAAGACGGGCAGACTGTCTACCCAAACAAAAAGTTCATAACCCCATCAGACGCATTCTATGTTCGTTTCACACTCCCGCCATCATACGGCAATGTTTACAAGAATGATATAGCTCTGATAGCTGGTAGCTCAGGTTCATACACGCCTTATCATCAGACTTGGTATCCAATCCCAGAAGCCATCAGGGCACTGACGGGCTACGGTTGGTCAGCAGGAAATGCAAAAAACTATGTGGACTATGAGAACAAGAAATATGTGCAATGCGTAAGCAGCGTTGACTTGGGAACGCTGGATTGGGAATTTAACACGACTTCCGCTGTTGGACATCATTTCTACGCACCTGCGAAACATCTCAATTTTAAATATCTAGGTATATTTGGAACAACAGTTTATAATGCATTGTGCAGTAAATATAGAACAGTTGCGAGAAGTTCCAATGTATTTGTCGATAAAACACTCACAATAGACGGAGCTACCGTAGTTTCACAGATTCAGGTCAAAGATACAGCCTACCCTGATGCAACCGCATTCAAGCAGGCAATGTCAGGCGTAATCCTGTATTACGAGATTGCAAATCCTGTAGTAACAGATATATCATCGTTAATACCAGATGACTTCTTGAGAAACATAGAGGTTGAAGCACTGGGTAGCATAACGTTCAAAAACAGTGATGAAAACTACCGCATACCAGTACCTAGCGAGGAAGAGTATGTTGTAAAGTTAAGTGAAGTGGGGGGTACAACATGACAGAATTACAAGAAGAAATGCTGAAAGCCGCAGGGTTGACGGAAGATAATTTCAGCAAACCAAAGGTCACCGAGATAGACAGAATAAAGGCAAACATTGATTTTCTGGCTATGCTGAACGGTGTTGAGTTGGAGGTGAGCGGCGATGAGTAAGAACTACGTCAAGGTCAAGAGATACTATGACAGCCGTTTGTGGTCGGCTGCTATGGTGCACACTGCCGTCGGCAAGTGGATCACGGCGGAGGAGTATACAACAATCACGGGACAAACATATGAAAGCGAGGAACAGTAATGAAAGAAAACACAACAAAAATAATCATATCAGCGATAGCCGCAGGGCTGTCAGCGTATTTCCGTGTTATGGCGATACCTATAGTCATTCTGGTGCTTGTGATGATCATTGATTATATCACAGGAATGTGGAAAGCATGGAATAGGGGCGAATTGTCAAGCCGTGTCGGTCTTAAAGGGCTTTTCAAAAAGGTCGGCTACATATTTGTGGTCGCGGTGTCAGGCGTGCTTGATTGGCTCTTTATCTCAGGACTTTCACAGATAGGCATTGAAGTAAACGTCAGCTTTTACTTCGGTCTTATCGTGACGATATGGTTTATCATCAATGAATGTATTTCTATTTTGGAAAATCTTGCGGTGATAGGTATACCACTGCCGTCATTCTTGGTGAAGATAGTACACAAGCTTAAAATCACAGTTGAAAACAAAGTGGATACAAACGAAAGTGAGGAATAGAAAATGACATATGATGAGTTTATCAAGAAGCACAATGGTGTAGCTGTTAACTATGACGGCGCAGCAGGCAAACAGTGTGTAGACCTTGCAACGGCATATTTCAACGAGGTCTTCGGATCAGGTATCAAGAATTTCTGGTATGACGCACATCACTTTTGGGATTTATTCGACAAGAACACTTGGCTGAAAGCAAATTTCACAAAGGTAAAGAACACGCCAAGTTTCGTGCCGAAAAAGGGTGATGTAGCGATATGGTCAGGCACGTTGAATGGCGGCTGGGGTCACATAGCAATCTGCACCGGTGAGGGCAACACGAGTTATTTTTATTCGTATGACCAAAACTGGAGCGGAAAAGCCTGCACTAAGGTCAAGCATACTTATGACCATATTGCAGGCTTCCTGAGACCAAAGAACCAGAGCAAGATAAGTGCGAAAGTGCTTGACAAGACAGGCTACAAGCAGGGCAACAAAACAAGCGGTGTGCTTGCCCTCAAGGAACTGCTGCTTATTGCAAAGGCGGTCAAGCTCCACAGTGTGGGCATGGACAAGAACGGCACATATGGAAAAGGTACTGCAAAGGCAGTTAATACTCTGCTGAAAAAATGGGGATATTATGAGAACGGTATCGCAGGCGTGAACTTCATCAAGAAGCTCAGCGACGAGATTACAAAGAAGATAAAGTAGGTAGAATTTCAGCCGACAGGGATTAGTCCTTGTCGGCTGTTTTCATATCATCTTTTATTAATTTATTGATGTATCCGTTCAAACTCATGCCCTGGCTTTCTGCATAATTTTTTATTTCTTCACGTTCACCCTTTTTAACCAGCACTTTTATTTGGTCATATGTTTTGGCACTATATTTTTGTACCGCTTTGTTGCTTGCTTTTGTATATGCCATAAATTCACCACCTTTTAAGATATTATACCACTTTTATATATTTGTAACAATATACATTTTACACAAATATATTGGTACAACTTTGTTGAGTTTGTCTATTGATATATTGGTACAGATATAGTATAATAATATCAGAAAAGAACGAAAGGGGGCGGTTAAATTGGACAAGAAAATAAAAAAGCTTGTTAAGCTGGTCCAACAACTTAACAAGCTAATGATCGAGATAATCGGCTTGATTGGCTACATCTTGATCATAAAAGATTTACTTAAATAAGTAAATTCGGCAGAAAGGAGAGTTGACCGCTCTCCCAACTGCTTGAATTATACCACAAAAACGAAAGGGTGTCAATATGAAAAATGATATTTTCAAACTTTGCAAAGAGCTGCTCAAGCTTGGCGGATTGATACTTGCAGTAGCGTACCTGGTGTTAAGATAATTCAAGGAGGTAAATAACATGAAAGTTACAGTTGAAAACGAGAAAATCAAGGTCAACAGTCCGTACAACAAAAGCTTTGTCGCAGGGGCAAAGCAGATACAGGGCAAGTGGAACGCCCCTTGCTGGGTCTTTCCAGAGGAGAACAAGGAAGCCGTCAAGGCGTTGCTCATCGAATGCTACGGAGAGTGTGGAGAGCTTGGTGCGGTCAGCACTGTCACAGTAGATCTTGACCTCGACACTTATACAGAGGGTTACGAGGACGGAGAAATCAGAGTTGGCTCAATCGTTGTTCTGAAAAGACTCTATCGTGATAGAGAAATTATTTTCTCTGACAATGCAATGCTTATAAGCGGTGGTTTTGCCGCTTCGGGCGGCTCTGCCAAAAATCCCAGGATATCAGCTGATGAGGGTACAATCGTTCGTGTTAAGGGTGTGCCTGAAACAATTTACAGCAAGATAAAGGACCACGAGGGCGTTAAGCTCGTATCTGATATAGACGTGGAAAGCTTAAAAGAAGAGCGTGAAAAGCTTCTCAAAAGAATTGCCGAAATAGACGGCTTGCTTGCGCTATGAAAGCGGCGGTCTATATAAGGGTGTCAACGCTGGACCAAGCACGAGAGGGGTACTCCCTCTCTGCTCAGCGAAAGACACTAACTGAATGGTGCGCCACAAGAGGTTATGAGGTATACAATGTATATGCCGACGAGGGTATAAGTGCAAAAGATATTACACATCGCCCAGCGTGTCAAGCCATGCTTGAAGCTGCGTATAACAGTGAATTTGATATCATACTGATATGGGCGTTGAGCCGTTTCACAAGGTCCGTTGCAGATTTGTACGATACATGGGCTAAACTGCAAAAACGTAACGTCAGCATAATAAGTTGCACAGAGGGTTTCGACACATCTACACCGACAGGGCGTGCGATGATGGGCGTACTTGGTGTTTTCGCCCAAATGGAACGGGAACTGACTGCCGAAAGGGTTTCATTTGCACTTGCTGAAAGAGCTTCTCAGGGGAAAAGGACTTGTTCTGACGTTTTAGGCTATAACCTAGATGGAAAGGATAGTCTTATTATCAACGAAACAGAGGCAGAAGTTGTTCGGTTAATTTTCCAAAAGTTCATTGAGTATCAGTCCTACCTACCTGTAGCTGAGATAGTCAACGCAATGGGGCATCATGGGCGACGAGGAAGTTCATTTAACGCTGAGTCGATAAAGAAAATAGTAACACGCCCTGTTTACATCGGCTATTATAGCTTTAAGGGGCATTTATATCAGGGCGACTATGAGCCGTTGATATCGGAAAAAGATTGGAGACATGCGCAACGTATTGTTCAGAAGATACGTTGTGGTCGGAGAAAGTATATCAGATAGTAGTTCAGCCGTCTCGGAGTAATCTGAGGCGGCTGATTTTTTTCTATCTTTGAAAAAAGTATAAAAATTTGAAAAGTATCGTGGGAAAAATATGTTGCGGTCTCCCGCAACCATATTGGTGATACCAAATGGATACTCACCTTAAAAAGCCCGTGTTTACGGGCTTTTTTGATATTTAGAAAACAAAAAATTTTAATGTAAAACCGTGGATGCTTTTCACCAGTTTTCACGAAAAAAAGGGAGTCGAACCCTACACAACAAAAAATATCGAACATAACGGCAGACTT